ACCTAATACAATATAGAGATATGGGTATGGCAACATATACTTACTTTTATGTTGATGATGACAAACATCAGGTAAGTCCGTTTTTCAATAGTGAAAAAGAGGCACTAACTTGGTTTGATAAAGTATTTGATGGATTAGAAGACGAAAACAAATAATTTTTTGTTTTATTATTTACAGGTGATATATGACAACTCGTAAGACTGGTTTTGTTGAGAAGGGTTGGGGCTCAGAATTAATTTGGGCGACCAATGACAAGTATGCAGGCAAGCTGCTACGATTTAATAAAGATGCTCGGTTCAGTATGCACTTCCATGCTGAGAAAGATGAGACATGGTATGTTTTGTCTGGTAAGTTTGAAGTAAAATATATTATGACCGAGAATGCAGAAATGAAATCACAAATTTTGGAAGTTGGTTCGGTGTGGCGTAATGAACCACTTGAACCACACCAAATCATTTGCCTTGAAGAAGGCACAATCATTGAAGTCAGCACACCTGATTCTGTAGAAGATAATTATCGTGTAATGCCTGGAGATTCACAAAAATGAAAGTTTACATTGGACCTTATAAGAATTGGGTTGGCCCCTATCAAATAGCCGAAGCACTTTGCTTTTGGGCGAAGCCTGTAAAGGATGAATATAATTTCAAAAGAAAACCTGATTGGGTACATGACTTTGGTACCTGGCTTTCACATGGAACTACAGATGAAAAAATTACAGATTCAAAAAATCCACCAAAAACTTGGCTATTGAAACTGTGCCAATGGATAGAGTCTAAGCGTAGCCGCACGACTTATATTAAGATTGACAGATACGACACATGGTCAATGGATCACACACTCGCAATAATTATATTGCCTATGCTAAAACAATTGCAAGCAAACAAACATGGCGCACCAAATGTTGATGATGAAGATGTGCCAGAAGAACTGAAGTCAACTTCAGCGCCAGCAAAAGAGAATGAATGGGATACAGACGGCAACCATTTCAAACGCTGGGATTGGGTTATGGATGAAATGATATTTGCATTTGAACATCACGTTGATAATAAATGGGAAGAAAAATATTCTAAAGGCGAATGGTCAACAAGAAGTGAAGCTTGTGAGTGGGATGAAAATGGTAAACCAAAGATGTTTAAAATGGTTTACAATGATGACCATACACATGAAACTGATTATGAAGCTTTAAAGGTCATACACGAAAGAATTGCAAATGGTTTTAAACTATTCGGGAAGTATTATCGAAACCTTTGGGACTAAATATAATTCAAGGAGAAATATTGAGAAGTAAACCAATACTTTTTAGTCTGTTCTTTGCTTCGATTATCATAATGATATCAAGCATCAACATTCAAAATCCAACGATGCCAATTAAAGCATCTTTCAACTCACTTACCGATGAATCAAAAAAACAGGTAACGTGTCTCGCAGAAAATGTATACTTTGAAGCTGCCCATGAACCTCTTGAAGGTCGCAAGGCGGTGGTGTTCGTCACCTTCAATCGTATTCAGACAGGCAACTATGCGAGTACAGTTTGTGATGTGGTAAAACAAAAGTTCAATGGGACATGCCAGTTTTCTTGGTATTGTGACTCATCATTTACCTCCAGGCTCTTGACAATCAAGCATACTCCGTTGTATAATGAGATATTGCAAATGTCAACACACATGTATTTGAATTTTGATAGGATGAAGGATGTAACAAATGGGGCAACCTACTATCATGCAGATTATGTAAATCCTGGTTGGACAAAACTACAAAAGGAGAAACAGATTGGCAGGCATATTTTCTACAAAAGCAAAGGTGATAAAATTGACAGAAACAAAGGAATCTATTATGAATAAAGATTTGATTACAGTATGTGTATCGGTAATTATTGTGGTTTGTACCGCAATTATTGGTGCAATCATTTATAATATCAATGACAGAAACAACATGGCCAAAAATATCGAAGCAGCTATTGCTAAAGGTGTTGACCCATTGTCTGTAAAGTGTGCATATGAAACAAGCACAAACCCAACCTGCATTACGTATGCAATGAAAAAGTAAACTAGGAGTATATTATGGCTATTCAGCAAGTGAGTGTTAATCAATTATCTAACCCAGCCGACAGGGATAAACTATTAAAAGTTATCCGTGAATGTTCTGATGCGATGGTTCGTGCGTCAGCGGAGAAAGACTTTATCAAAGAAGCAACGGCTGATATCAGTAAACAATTACAGTTACCTAAGAAAATCGTTCAACGAATGGTTAAGGTTTACTGGAAACAAAATTATGATGAAGAAGTGGCAGTACATGACCAATTTGAAACTCTGTATGAAACTGTGGTGAAATAATGCCTAAATTTACTCTAACCTGTGAACATGATGGTCCTGTTGGGTCAAAAAATACTTTAGAATTTGAAGCTGACTTTTTACCAACTGTACTTGAACACTTCAGACAATTCTTGAAGGGTTGTTCATTTGAATTTGATGGTGAATTGGAAATTGTAGGCCTTGACTATTACAAAGAACCAGAACCTGATTATCCCGATGAGTATGAAGAAGACTATATTGGCGCACAAGTATTTGACAACATGGCTGCCAATCTAATGGCTAGTTCACACAAAGATGATACAATTTCAATTACATCATTAAACCTAAGTGATAAATGTTCTGTATGTGGACTTCCGGTTGCTATCATGCAAAGAAACCAATGTTTTGACGCTAACTGTGGACTTATTAAATAATGCCTACTAGAGATGAAATGGCAAAATTTGCCAAGGCTATCGATGCATTGGTTGCTAGGTCACGTTACAACTATATTGAAGCTATCGTGGAACATTGCAGAGAAACCGGTCTTGAAATTGAGGTTGCAGCTACATTGATTAATGCAAACCTCAAATCTAAGATTGAGAACGATGCAATGGATAATAACATGTTGAAAGAAAAAGGTTCTAGATTGCCTATATGACTGGCTACGAAACATTCAGTTTGTATCAGGCTCTCAAATTACATTTCACACAAGAATCATATGATTTTTTTAAATACAATGGTAAAACCAATGTTAGTGTGACTACATTTGAGAATCGTAAAGACAAATACCATTTCTATAAGTTGTCTCGCCGCCTTGTACAAAAGGAAGACATGATTGATTTCATTGTTGCTAATTTTGTGGAAGATGAAAAGGCTTGGGTTGGTTCATTATTACTAGAAGATGCCGAAGTGAATTATCGCAAGCACCAGAAGGTCATACAATCAATGTCATACAATTTTGAGAATGAATGTCGTGACCTCTTTGATGGACTTGATGATCCAAACTCTATCCTGCGTGTTGGTGATGACTATCCAACTCTACTGAGAAAAGCACTCAGGAAAGAAGTATCAATAGAAACTGTTTGCCTGCTAAACAATCAAATGGGATTCGTACCTGTTTGGTCTAAGAAGATTGCCGATACGATACATTGGCCAAATTATAGATTGAAATTGCTCAAGTATGCCGCATTTCTTCCTAAGGATGATGTAAAATATAGGCTGATTCTAAAGAAAGTATTGAATAAATGAAAGTGACTAAACTCTACCTGGATATGGATGGTGTACTATGCAACTTTGAGAAGCGATTCACAGATTTGTATGGTAAGGATGCTCTTGGTTCCCGTGACCGTAAAAACTTCACAACCAATTGGCCTAACTTTATTATGGATGGAAACTTTGAAAGCCTTGAATGGTTCCCAGGTGGAAAAGAGTTACTTGATTTTATTCAAAACGAAACTGACTGGGAAGTGGAGATTCTATCTTCATCTGGTGGAGAAAAATTCCATTCAGAAGTTGCTGCTCAGAAAGTTATGTGGCTTTGTGATAAAGGTATACCCTACAAAGCCAATATTGTTCCAGGCCGAAAGCATAAAACAGCATATGCTACACCTGAAACTATTTTAATTGATGATACTGAAGACATTATCGTTAATTTTAATGCCGCTGGTGGTGTTGGTATTCTGCATAAGGATATCAATGTAACACTGGCAAAATTGAGGACTCTACTTGATTAAAATACTAAATAAAGTATATTATGAATAATGTGGATAATCTACTATACTCCGTTAATACTACGTCTATACAAAGGAAAATTATATGACTTCATTTGCAAATCTAAAGCGTAACAGCAATTCATTTGAGAAACTCTCAAAAGCGGTCGAGGCTACATCAGCCGGCACCGAAAACTCCAAAGATGACAATCGTTTCTGGCAACCAGAAGTTGACAAGGCAGGTAATGGCATGGCCATTATTCGTTTCTTGCCAGCACCTGCTGTTGATGGCGATGATGCACTTCCTTGGGTTCGCACATTCAGCCACGGTTTTCAAGGACCAGGCGGATGGTTTATTGATAACTGCTTGACTACTCTTAATGAGAAGTGTCCTGTTTGTGAACACAATAACACATTGTGGAACTCTGGTATTGAAGCAAACAAAGATGTTGCTCGTAAGCAAAAACGCAAGTTAAGCTATCTAGCAAACATTCTTGTGGTTTCTGACCCAAGCAATCCTTCTAATGAAGGACAAATCAAACTGTATAAGTTTGGTAAGAAAATCTTTGATAAGATTACTGAAGCAATGAATCCTGAATTTGCTGATGAAACACCAGTTAACCCATTTGATATGTGGGAAGGTGCTAACTTCAAGTTGAAGATTCGTAATGTCGAAGGCTATCGCAACTATGACAAATCAGAATTTGCTGATAAGTCTGCTCTGTTGGATGGCAACGATGAGAAACTGGAAGAATTGTGGAAGAAACAATTCTCTCTGAAGGATTTTACAGAGAGGAAAAACTTCAAACCTTTTGACCAATTGAAAGGTCGTTTGGACAAGGTTCTAGGTTTCACTGGTGCACCAATTGCCAAGACTAAAGCTGAAGATACTGTTGCATCATTCAAAGATGATGTGTCTGTATTAGATTCTAAGATTTCGGAAAGTGATGATGACTTGGATTATTTCAAGTCTCTTGCTGACCAAGATTAAACTAATCCCATGCAAGTGCAACCCCGCCTAGTGCGGGGTTTTTTATGACACTCGTTGGAATAGATTTAAGAACACATCATCATAAACGGAAGGCAAGTTGCCTTGTGACTGTTGAGCGGCCGATGCTGCTTGTGTATTGTTATTCGTAATATTGGTAACGGAAGCCATAGCAGTATCAAACGCTCTTGTTATATCACCAAATGCAGAAGTTGCTGATGTAATCATATCACCAACATTTGGTGCAGCCGCAGCTAATGTGCCTAATGATGGCATTTTAAAATCAGGTAACGATTGTGAAGCTACAGCTGTACCACCATATGAAGGACTAGAAGGTGCCATTCCTTTGGCAGCATATGAAGGACCAGGAGGTGCCGAAGCTACAGCTGTACCATCATATGA